TTTGTCATCTCCTTATCTACGTAGGCGGGATTGCCTGTTTGGTATCGGTACTCTTGGGCGTCTGTATCAGCCTCGAGCTCGGTGTCAAACACACCAAGTACTGTGCCGTTGTGGTTTCTTACTACGTACTTCACCTTGTCAATCAACTCGGTGTCGTACGCCTCACCCTCACCCATGCGTGCCTTGGTGATATCAAACTCATCGAACGCTTTGTTTGCAGCATCGGCACTGCTGTCGGCTTCGACCACTACTGTCTGCCAGTAGGACATGACTACTTGTACTCTGTACTTCATTTGCTTTCTCCTTTGGTTTTTAATAAAAACATAGCGAGCGTCAGGTCTGCTTGCAAACCATTGGCTCAACTGTGCGTTGTCATCCTGCATCAGGGGTGGTGGATCCCATCCAGTCTTCTTCATAACATCTCCTAAAAATGCGGGGAGAAAGTCTCCCCGCTACGAATCAAGTCAACAATGCAGGCAAGGTTGGCTTGATGGGCATGGGTTTGCGCACATCCCATGACAGGTAGTAGCACACGACCTCGGCGATCATGCCTGCAGATGAGTACGACTTGGTCGCATAGCTGATGAGGCCAGACGCATCACCCTCCATCAGCATATCGTAGATGCCTTGCTCGGCAACGCACAAGTCGTCACGATGTGTGTAGCTAAGTGGCTCAGGCGTAAAGCAATGGAGCATCGTGGTGATGGTGTACGCAGGCATAGTCTCAAGCCATATCTCAACGCTCTCAATGTCGCACTCGTTCAGAGCCACGGCAAGATCATCAGACTCAGGGCGAACGAAACCATCCTCGTCATCAGGGAAGTCATACGCTGTCTCGTCGTAGTTGGCGCTGTGTGCGCTGACACTACGGGGATAGATACCGAAGCTGGCGTTGTAGTCGTGCATCTCGTCGTAGTCGTCCATGTAGCCGTTGGCGTACGAGCTGTAGTTGTACGACTTGAGCGCAGTCGCACTTTTGTAGCTGGGTATAAGACGCGATGGAGTCCAAGCGTAGGTGTTGCTGAACCACATATCGTCATGCTCGATACCCTGATCGAAGTTAACGTGTTGCATACGACCCTCGCCATTCATGAACACGAAGCGATTGTTGCCGATGAACTCCTCCATCATAGACACGAAGCCTGCGTCATACACAAGGTCAGGGGCAGAGGACACAGCGCTGTGCAAGTAGTCCTTGATGAAGTGCCATGTGTCAGACTTGGATTTGTCAGCGGCATTGCCCGTATGCAGTACGCCGTTGTGCATCATGGCGATATAGCCAGGGATCACATCATAGGGATGGCAGTTGAGCATATCGGTCTTGCCGTGTGTAGTCCAGCGGAAGTGAATGGCAATCTCACGATCGTCTTGAGGCAAGCGCTGAATGAATGCAGTAGCATCGCCAAGATTCTTGGGCAAGGTCTTGGTGACCTTGAGTCCCTTGGCTGTGCCATACATAAACCCAATGCCGTCAGGGTTGGATGTGAAGATGTCGCTGAGTAACCCATGCGTGTCGAGCAAGGTTGAACGAACTTTGGAAGACTGACCAGTAATGATGAGACACATAATAAACTCCTTGAGGTAAAAGAATGGGGAGAAAACTCCCCGATGGTTGTTGTTGAATTAAACTGAAGCAGTGCCATTGACATCGGCAGGCACAGGGCTTTGCCCCGCAACCAATGCGTTGAAGTCGTCGTCTTGCAGACGCCACACATCGCTGTCGAGCACGTAGATCACATCCTCGTCACCGATCTGCTGATCGTTGCCGCTGTACGGGAACACAGCTAACAGCAAGCCAATCACCCTGAAGTAAGTGACGTACAGCCCGTGTCGGTGAGCGTAGGCACGCATACCACCGCCATCCTCGAACGCTATCTCCATCCGATACTCGTGGTCACACCCGTGAGGGCTACGGAACTGAGGGGTAGCAACAGGAGGCACAGCGTCAGTACAAGTAACCTCGGCAGGGGCAGAGGGCTGCTTGGATGCGCCATGCACAGCACGCACGCCATACCACTTGACTAGCGCAGGGTACTGACCCGCCACAGTCTTGAGCCACTTGACGAACGATGTGCCGTTGAGATCACGCCACGATGCGACACGGCAGAACATGACAGCCGCATGAGTGAACTCGATCTGTGCAAGCAGACGCTCCTTCTTGAGCGAGGCACGGAAGATGCGAAGCTCGACTGTGTTGTACCTGCCGTTGTAGCTGTTGTCCATGCTGAGCCCCAAGCGCATAGCCTCACGGCTACCGAGGTTGCACATATTGACCATGCGATAGCGCTCACCAGACTTACCCTTGACCGCAGTCTTGGGGTTGACAAGGATGGACTGATGCTCAGCGGCGCAGTAGCTACGGGCTTGGTCATCGACCGATGGATGGCGACCTGCAATCTTGCGAATGAAGTCGACATTGGCAGAGCTGTTGATGAACATCAAGAACTTGCCAAGCGTCATCTGAGTGAACGCACGAGAGTCGATGTGTACGTGCATACCGCACTTGCCTGTGTTCCATGCACGATAGGCTGGGTCAATGTCCCAAGCCTTGAACTTCTCGATGTGCGTGGTAAGACCATGCGGAGAAGTCACGACCTCGAAGCCATTGGATGGAAGCGAGCCGTCACTCTTGATGATGCAGTATGCAGAACCCAAACGGCTACGCACAGACTCAGCGGCCTCGTAGCTTGAGTTATCACCCGAAGTCATCTCAAGCTCGATGCCCATCGTGAACTCACCGAAGTGAGACGACTTGATGCCCGACTCATTGCCAATAATATCGAGCACATTGGTTGAGTACGACATGATCGGTTGACTGCGGTCGTCATCATCTTCATCGTCATCACGCTCGCCATCACGATCATACGAGTAGTAGGCATCACGAGACTCAGAGTAGTAGCAGTCATCACGAGGCCAGTACTCGTTCTCATCCTCGCAAAACACAGCGTCATCATCGAAGCACGATTCACACCATGTATCGTTACGCACATCGTGTGTGTTCTCATCGCTCTCGTAGTGACCGCAGTCGCAATGCACAATGCCAAGATCAAAGTCCTCGATGGCAGCATACGCACTACCGATATGCGTATCGAAGTCGTGATAGCGATTGTCAAGATCGTAGAACGCCTCACGCAGTGCATCGGAGTCGGCTGACGGATCGCCTGCCTTGGCACGAGCAACCAGATGGCCGAACTCACGGAACGCATTGCGTGCGGCAAGGAGTGTAGACGGAAGGTAGTAGTACCCGCCCTTGAACCTAGCGTGTGGCGAGATGGCTGACGGATTGCCTGTCTGCTTGATTATGTACTTATCAACGATGACCTCGACACGCTGATTGATGAGACGGCGATCAACTGGATGGATACGCCCATCTGAAGCACAGGCAGGCCGAAGCACACCACGCATCATCTGGTTGATATCGTAGCGGTCATTGGCATACAGAAGCGCATCGGGATACGATAGCGTCTCGATTGCATGAAGAGAGCTCCTGCGATAGTCACTGCCATGAAACCAGATATCAAACTGAGCGTTATTGATGAGACTGACAGGGTCAACACCACTGGCGGCACGCATCACATCAGTCATAACACGACGCCGACTGGCGTTGTACAAAGCGTACTTGTTGCTGAAAGACACAAGCAGCATACCTGTGGTGCGGCCAACGGAGTCAGCCACAACGAACTTTGTAAATGTAAACATATACTTCTCCTTGAGTTATAAAAAAGAATGGGGAGAAAGTCTCCCCGAACTAACACACTAACGAACGCGCCTGTTGCTCAGGCGAGGGCTACCTCCTCTTCACTAATTACATCGAACGAATACACCTCGAAGGTGTGATGCTCACCCACTATCGGATCACCAGAGGTGAACACATAGAACAAGTCGTCATGCTTGCGTAGCACCTCATCACGCATCGAGTCTGACAACTCAGCGGGCAGGACAATACAGTCTGCTTTGAACGCATTGTTGAACGGCTGTTTGTATGTGCCGAACACACGGATTTTTACTACTCTCATTTGCTTTCTCCTTCTGGTTGATAATCTTCACAGCGATCGGCTACTGTCCGTAGATGGGCGTCCATCGCTTGGTTCTCCTCTGTGCTCATAGACACACGTTGAACTAACTGCCCTTTGAAACAAGCAAGCCCCGTGTTGTACCCCCATGTATGCGTTGATAACGCACAGTTCCTACATGACTTCATCATTTACTCCTGTTGTTGATTGCTTCGAGCGCCTCGTCAGCACAGGCACGCCAAGCGGCCTCGCTGATGAAGCTTTGGTTAGACCAAGGCGGTGAGACTTTGGTTTGTTCTGAGTACTTGGATATCGCCTCGATGATGAACGCCTGCATTAGAGCGCCCTGCTGTGAGTGCGACATCAGATCGTTGATGAGTTGCACGTTTGTTTTGTGCTTCGGCTTGCTCTTGCGTTGTGCCGCAGCAATTGCTGTTTCTGCCCATGCGCGTGTGTCCCACAGGTTGTCCCCATTTGCATCGCACAGGTAGTCGCCGTTGTCTTGCTCGACCATGTAGCCGTCGTTTGTTTTAATTACTTTCATTTTGTTTCTCCTTCTGTTGGTTCGAATGTCCAGTTTGTCGGGTTCTGCGTACGCAGGTCATCCATATCAACAAGGAACTCGTTGATGCCGTGCAGTACTTCAGGCGGTAGATAGACAGTCATGTCCTCGACCAAGCCATCGTTCCACCTGACCTGAAGCCTGAAGTCTGTGATGGCGTGGGTGTACTTGCTGTGTGGTTCTCTTTTCATTTTGTTTCTCCTTGATTAGGCAGGTTGCGGATGGTGCGCGGCATTGCCCAAGCGCTGTCCCATGGGAATTCCCTTGGGGAGAAAATCTCCCCAAGAAAAGAGTTGATAGTAGTGTTGATAGTAAGAGTCAGTCCTCCCCCATGTTGAGTTTTGTCCATGTGGCTGGTACAGCTTCGTTCTTGTCCAGAGCCTCAATAATCTTGATGGCTCGTTGCATCTGTTTGAGCTTGGCTGTGCGCTCGTCTGATGCGTTGATTGCGATCTTGCGTTCGAGCGTCTCCATCTCTTTCTTTGTCTTGGTCAATAATCTCACCTTGGCTGTTTCGTGTTGGTGCGGGAGCATCGTGCGTTGGAAGGGCGTCTTGCGCTTGCCCCTTGGTGCTACCTCGACTTGATTGAATAAGTCCGTTACCTTCTCCTTGACCCTTGCAGGTATCCAGTCAGTCCAATGCTCGCCATCGTTGGGCAGTCCCTTGTCACGAGCGATCTGTATGGGCGTGTGATCTAGCGCTTTGTATGGGGCATCTAGCATGGCAAGCAGCTTCTCCATGATGCGTATGTATTCGCTGAAGGCGTGTTGTCGTTCTGGGGAGACTTTCTCCCCGCCGTATCTCATGCCGACTTTGGCATTATTGATCTCGTAGCGCAGGGGTTGCAGTACTTTGTCCCACTCGGCCTTGCGCTGTGTGCGTGTGATGCGTGAGACACGCAGGGTTTCTTTGAGTTCAGAGACCTCAGTCTTGATCCGTTCGATCTCGGCTGGGTGCAGGTTGCGCTCGGTTAAGCGGTTGTGAAGCTCGTTTGCGCTGAGTTTGAGGTATGTTTCGTACATGAGATTATTGACTCCAAAATTGAGAGGTGGCCAAATGTCCAACACTAAAGGGCTGTGACTAAGTTTGGTGTAAGGTCGGAAACCGCACAGATACTAGCTTAGCACGAAAAGTGTCACTTCTATCTATCTTTTTTCTGGGGAGCTAACGCCAACTTAAAAAAGCAAGTGTCTCAAAGAAAAAGAATGAGCACCCCCTAATACACACATTCATATATATAAATATATATTAAATAGATAGATAGATAGGACAGTTTTTGCGGAACGCTACTGTTCATGCGGGTTGCGGGGTTACACGGAACTTAGTTCGGGGGTTGTAGTGTTGGACATTTGGCCGTGACTGGTTTTTTGCCTCAATAATCTCGCACTATAGTGCAGATGGGGAGACTTTCTCCCCGAATGGTAGGTTTAGTTGTTTGGGCTGGGCTTCGAGCCATGCGAAGAACGCATCGTCTGTGCTGAATACACGCCCTCTCTCGGCTAGGTTCTTGCTGAATACGTAGACAACGTAGTTGCTACCCCCGTTGGGGTAATGGTATTGCAGGTGATACTCTTGAGCGCCAAGCTTGACGATGCCTACTTCTTTGGTGCGGTATTGATTGAACAGTTGGTACATGGTGATCTCCTTAGTTGGTGTGGTGAATACGGGTGTAACGGCTCATGGCTTTGAGCATTACCTTTTGGGGGATGTTGAACACCTTTGCTTGCCCTTTGGCGATTGCGGGCAGGTGCTGTTTTGGTATGTGTTTGTGGATAAGTGGGTGAAGTTCGTGAATGATGCGCTTGGCATCTCGTGCGTCTGTGTTGGTCATGGTGTTCTCCTTAGATTGCTACGAGTTCTTTGGCTTGGTATGGCATAGGCTGGTGTGCTTCCATCTTGCCTGTGATGTCGTTTTTGGTTTTGCCGTGGCGCTGTACCATGTAGACGCCTTTGGTGTGCTCCAAGACTGTGTACTTGGCTTTATCGTTTGGCCACCACTTTGGTGAACGCTTAACTGTTTGACCGATTTTGAACATGATGAACTCCTTGAGATTATTGATTGGACAAAGAATGAAACACCGCACAAGCATCGCTCATGCGGTGTCGGGGAGAAAGTCTCCCTAAGATTATTGAAAGGACACAGACTGACGCAATTGAGCGAGCAACGCATCGAACTGATCTCTGGTAAGACCTGCATCAATAATCTCGCTGACGATGTTGCTCACCAGTTGCTTGGGTACAGCGACTGGGGCTTTCATGCCGCTTGATTTCTCAGGGCGACTGATGTGATAGCGGAACTTCGCCTTGCCTGCGTTGACCGCAAGTTCTTCTGTGCGAGTGCGCTCTGTGCGTTTCTTGCCGTAGGCTTTGGTTGCCTGAGCAAGCGTCATGGGCTTGATGCCGTCACGAATGGATGTGTAACCAACCATGTAGTTCGTCACATAGCGTTGTTCCCAATCTGCTCTGTGCTCTGCTTCGAGTGCCACATACTGTGTGTGATACGTGTCGCTTGCGTTTAGCACAGACGCATCGTTCTTGCCACAGCCCTCCGCAAACTGTTCGTATGTGTAGGAAGTTACTTTTGATTTAGTCATGATGATCTCCTTGAGTTGACTAGGTTTGAATGTCGGGGAGAAAGTCTCCCCGAATCGATCAGGCTGTTTCCCTAACCGATACCTCTATTTTATCATGAGGGGTCTGAATGAGAAACGAAAGTACCTATTTTGGGGTTCTGTTGACCCCACCATACCCCCACCAGCCCTAAAAAAGGTCGGCACCCTACGTCCACATAAACACTGTTCCACACCCGCAATCCCAATTTTTAAAAAACTGCCCTATAATCCCCACCGTACCCCATCATTAAATACTTATATGCAACAACAAAAATTTGGTCGCCTAGTTGTACAAAGCCTTGCCAGCACAGACGCACACTACCGAAAACGTTGGACTTGTCTTTGTGGTTGCGGCAATACCGTGGTTGTTTTACAAGACAAACTTAAAGCAGGGATAACAAAATCTTGCGGTTGTTTTAGAGAAGAATTTGTAAAAGCGCTGGTAGATAAAGCGGCAGAAGAAAGACGCGGCCCAACGCACAGTTCTTGGCAAGCCATGATTGGCCGATGTACAAATACGAAATACCCAAGCTACCCAAAGTACGGCGGTAGCGGAATCGAGGTGTGTGACCGTTGGCGCTACGGCGAGGATGGCAAGACTGGCTGGATTTGTTTTTATGAAGACATGGGGCCAAGACCGGCAAACACGACCATTGATCGAATTGATGGAGCGCTAGGATACTTCCTTGAGAACTGTCGGTGGGCAACGCAAGATCAGCAAGCCGCAAACAGGAAGAATGTGGGCAGACCGCGAAAAACGCCACCCCCCACCCCACTATAAAAAATTTCAAAGACCAATGTCCAACGTTTGACATGGCCAATAAAAAAGAGCCCCGGTGTTTAGCCGGGGCGCAAGGAGGACTAATCCTCAAGGAGAAGCAACAGAACAAAAAATTTGCACCATTGCCGAAAAGAAGTGTACACTAACTGCAACGAGGCAACAAGTGCGACGCCAGCACTAACCTACGCAAAAATGCTAGAACATCTTATTCACGGCGAATTTCACCCAGACGTAGTCGATATGACTGCGGCTACGCTTTTGCCGCTTGATAAGGCTGAGCCTGCAACCATCATTGACGCACAAGTTAAGACTGCGCAGTGGTTAAAGGACTTAGAACTGGACGACGAAGCAGTAGAGTCCAAGGCAGACGCACAAGCAGCGCGGCAATCGTTTGCATCTTTAGTCACAGGCCAGCCGCCACAGAACACACAGCAAGCACTTGCTAACATTAAAGCGCCAGCGGCAGTCCAGCATCTGGTTGGGATGCTCACAGCCTACGATTGGGCGTTTGTGGAGCAAGCCAAAGAACTGCGCGGTTTTGCCGTAGCTAAGATCTTAGAAGAAGTAGACCACCCAGATGCGCGCATACGGCTCAAAGCGTTAGACATGCTGGGTAAAGTCACTGAGGTTGCGCTGTTCACGGAGCGAGTCGAGGTCAAGAAGACTGAGATGACGGACGTAGAGCTTGAAGCGCGGATCAAAGACAAGCTCAATAGGTTCATGGGTGTGATCGATGTAGTCGATGTGTCTGAAGAAAAGTCAGATGAAGACTGATAAGTTCACAACTCTTAGCAAACTTGAGCTAGAAGCTATGGCCAAGGCACTGCCGCACATGACGTTGGCAGAAAAGATGGAGCTTTTCCAAGACTTGGAGATGCGCGAAGCCCGCGCTAGTCTGCAAGCGGCCAAAACAAACATGCTGGGGTTCGCTCAGAGCGTCTATCCGGGCTTTAAGATTGGGCCGCACCACAGGAAGCTGGCCAAAATCTTCACAGATGTGGTCGAGGGCAAGAAAAAGCGCGTGATTATCAACATCGCGCCACGTATGGGTAAGTCTGAGTTCAGCTCTTACCTGTTCCCTGCGTACTTCCTAGGTAAATACCCTAATAAGAAGATCATCATGGGCACCCACACCGCTGGTTTGTCTGAAGACTTTGGCCGTAGAGTGCGTAATTTGATTGAATCGGAGGAGTATCGTGAAGTTTTCCCCCAAACAATGGTGGCAGATGACCAAAAAGCGGCTGGTAAATGGTCTACAAGCGCTGGCGGTCAGTATTATGCTGCTGGTGTCGGGGGCGCTCTTGCTGGTCGTGGTGCTGATCTGTTCGTTATTGACGATCCACACTCGGAACAAGACGTAAAAGCCAACTCACGGCTTGCTTTTGACACTGCATGGTCTTGGTTCCAGACCGGCCCACTGCAACGCTTGATGCCGGGCGGTGCGATCATTGTGATTATGACCAGATGGTCGCTGTTAGACCTGACTGGGCGCTTGATTGACTACCAAGCTCGCAACCCCGAGGCTATTCCATGGGAAATCGTGGAGCTTCCCGCCATTCTCAACGAAGATCAGGACACGGAGAAGTCCTTGTGGCCAGAGCAGTGGCCACTCGAAGCGCTCAAAGCAACCAAAGCGTCTATTGAGCCTAGGTATTGGAACGCGCAGTACATGCAGCAGCCCACAAGCGAGAACTCAGCCATCGTTGGGCGCAAGATGTGGCGCATATGGGAGGCTGAAGACCCACCGCAGTGCGATTACGTCATTCAGTCGTGGGATACGGCGTTTGAGACCAAGAACAACTCTGACTATTCAGCCTGCACCACATGGGGCGTGTTCTTCAACGAAGAAGAGAAGGACGCGACGCAGATTATCTTGCTCGATGCGTTTAAAGACCGCATGACGTTCCCTGAACTTAAAGAAGTTGCGCTTAAGCACTACAAGGAGTGGGAGCCAGATGCGTTCATCGTGGAGAAGAAGGCCGCAGGCGCTCCGCTGATCCAAGAACTGCGGGCTATGGACATCCCCGTGCAGGAAACAAATCCTAGCCGCGGCAACGACAAGATGGTACGATTAAACGCAGTGGCTGATTTGTTTGCCTCTGGCATGGTCTGGGCACCGGACACACGCTGGGCACGAGAAGTGATCGAAGAGATGGCGGCTTTCCCAGTTGGGGAGCACGATGACTTCGTGGACACGACCACACAAGCACTGCTACGCTTTAGGCAAGGCGGTTTTATCACTTTGAACACGGATGCGAAGGATGACCCTGACTACTTCCGCCGCAAGTCGTACGCATACTATTAGGAACACACATGGCAACGAACATTGACAAAGCGCTGTACCAATCTCCAACAGGCATTGAAGAGCTGGCAGAGGATGAGTCTCCCATCGAGATTGAGATCGTTGATCCTGAGATGGTCAAGATTGGCATAGACGGTATGGAGATTGAGATTGAGCCAGCCGAGCCGTCTGCTGAAGACTTTGACGCTAACTTGGCTGAGTACATGGACGAGAGCGCCATGGAGACGCTGGCCAGCGACTTGGCAGGCGACATTGAGCAAGATAAGAGCTCCCGCAAGGATTGGGAGAAAGCCTACACAGAAGGCTTGAAGCTTCTGGGCTTGCAGATGGAAGAGCGCACAGAGCCTTGGAACGGCGCGTCTGGTGTGTTCCACCCGATGATTACAGAAGCTGTTGTGCGCTTCCAGTCAGAGACAATCACCGAGACATTCCCAGCGCAAGGCCCTGTGCGTACCAAAATACTTGGTAAAGAGACACCGCAGAAACAAGAAGCGGCTGTGCGCGTAGAAGCGGATATGAACTACCAGCTGACTGAGAAAATGGTTGAGTTCCGTCCTGAGCATGAGCGCATGTTGTGGTCACTGCCGGCCACAGGTTCAGCGTTTAAAAAGGTGTACTACGACCCCTCACTTGGCCGCCAAGTATCGATCTTTATTCCTGCGGAAGACATGATCCTGCCCTACGGCACATCGGACATTCAGACTTGCTATCGCGTCACGCACGTTATGCGCAAGACCAAGAATGAGATTTTGAAACTGCAGCAAGCAGGGTTCTACCGCGAAGTTGATCTTGGTGAGCCAGACAAAGTTGTTGGCGATATTCAGAAAGCCAAGGACAAAGAGACAGGCTTTAGCGATCTGAACGATGACAGGTTTACTTTGCTTGAGTGCCACGTTGACTTGGATATCAAGGGTCACGAAGACTTGGACGACGATGGCGAGCCAACAGGCATCGCGCTTCCGTACGTGGTGACAATCATTCGCGGCACAAACGATGTTTTAGCTATTCGCCGTAATTGGGAGGAAGATGACCCACTCAAACTCAAACGCCAGCACTTCGTGCACTACCAGTATATTCCGGGCTTTGGAG